AGACTTCCATACTCAGCATAGGATAACTTCTTTTGACCAACAACCACGGAGGCAATGTGATCTAGGGTGTACGATGCCTGTGTTCCATAGCTATACCCGAACTTCTGAAACAAGTCGAAGTAATCCATCTGCTGAACACCATATACTTCATAAGCATCGAGGCTCTTGCCCTTGACGTTAATCTGACGGTACTTGGTAATGCCGAAGGGAGAGAACTTCTTAACAGTATCATCACCAAGGATCTTCTTCGTACGATTAACCATGTACGGTATATCGAAGAATCGAATGTTCCAGCCAGTGATAATATCAGGAGTATTGTGCATCCAGTACGTGAGAAACTTCAACATTAGATCGGACTCACCAGCGCATTGGACGTAAAGGATACGTGCGCCATCGAGATCTAACTCAGTCTTACTCGGATCATAAGAATCGAGACCCCAGACATAATAGATGTTGCTCTTAGAACTCTTATATGCGATTGATATGATCGGATAGTTTGCTTCACCTGGCTCTGGGAATCCGTCATCAGAAGCAACCTCGATGTCAATATTGCCAAGCTCGATCTGCTTAAGGTCATACTTGATGGTACCTGGAAACTTATCGGCAATGAACTGTGCAACGAAGTTGTTGTTACCATGAATCTTAAAGTTGTCAATGTCTTCATACTTCTTAACAAAGTCAGCTGCTTCGCTCATGGAATCGAGTTCTATTGGCTCAACGATACCTCCGTCGAAAGACTTCCAACCACTCTCGGACTTAGCTGATTGTACGTACATGGTGGGCTTGAATGGCACACGCATCTTGACTCGTTCGCCATCATCATCATAGCCTCTATAGAGCATGTTGTTGCCGTATCTATTCACACAGGTGTAAAAGCTCAATATGTATCTCCGTTATTTGTATTTCAGGTACCATTATACAACACTATCGCTGGGTTGTCAAGCGGTTTAATCGATTCGATCGCCAATACCATAATCTATTACTACAGGAAAACGAGGTACACCATCTGGGGTAAGACCAAAGTATCGTAGTGTGACCCAGGTTGGTGTCTCCTTGGACTCCCACAGCGTACGTAACTGCTCTTGATTGCCTCTAACACCAGAGCCAACTTCAGTGCCATCTGGCATACGAAGTGTGAACCGCTTGGTATGACCAGACCAGTTGCCTTGGCCTTCTAGCATAGCGACGACGGGAAACTCCTCTGTGATGAACTCCTTACGTTTTAGTAGAGCTTTGGAACGCTTGTTCTTCTCATAGGGTGCGTCATTTCTGACCATCTGGCCTTCATATCCATCGGTCATATATTGACCATAGTTCTCGTCTAACTCATCTTGAGTAGCAGACCAAGTTGTGGGAACCAGTCGAAGAGATTGCCAATCGCTAGACATACGCTCAAGGACCTCGGTGCGATTGACAAACGATAAGGTCGGAACATTCTCATCGTACATATCATACACATGATATTGGACTAATTTTGCAGATTCCTGAACGTCAGAGTCTGTGGTCTTCGTCTTGCGGACTAGACTAACAATCTTATTGAAGTCTTCTTTGAGGTCATGGTTATAGAGTTCGCCATCTAGGGTAACATTGGGATTACGTGTCAAGAAGTCCTGTACTTCACTCCAGACATGTGGACAGCTCGTGATTGGTTTACCGCTACGTGTCCATAGACCATTCGAGTTGGCAACGCATCGTATTCCATCAAGCTTAGGCTGACTGTATCCTTCGCTCTGAGGCTTCTTAGTGTAGTCACCTGCGAGCATAGGAGAGAACTTGTCATAAGCGTCGATATCAGCTATGCTCTCAAAGTACTCCTTCTCAGATCTCTTGTCCCACGTGGCTTTCGCCTCCGCTTTAGCTTGAGTCAGACCTGTAGTGCCGTTAATCTTACCAACATTCTTAGGGGTACTGATGTTCCACTCACTGGTGACCCGTTGACCATCTTGTAGACCAGCAACGGATCGAGTGCCTGCAACATCTTCGCTGTCATAGCCGATTTCTACTTGCCAAACTCGTATCTTGCCCTTACTGTCTCGTTTGTACAGCATAGGTAGATTTTCAATAGTATTCATAGTATAGCCCTCACTTGATATGATATATTATAACATGGGTATTTTGGATTGTCAAGCAGAACTTGAAGTTCTCTTGGGTGTTAGGCGGGGATGTTACATAAGCATTGTCATACAGCTGAATATTACAAAGGTGCTAACTGTTAAAAGTGTCAATATAGCCACTACGTCACAGAAAACGTCACCACTCTTACCTAAAGAGGTCGCACGTCCCATAGTCTTCATTTTCTCCTGATCTGGTTGATTGTGGGCAGGGCCGAAGCCCCACCCTAATAATCACTCTACGAGTAATTCTGGTTTTCCGACTGTTAGCTTCTGCCCAATACTGATCTTCTTGGGCTTACGCTCTTCGGGAATTATATTCTCTAACAGTATACGAAGCATACCATTCTCCAATCCAGCTTCCCTTACGATCACTGTCTCTGCGAGCGTGAACGATCTCGTGAAGGCACGAGCGGCAATACCTTTATGGATGTACTCCTTATCAGTAGACTCTGCTACCTTACCTTCGATGGTAAGAATATAGTCTTTGACTTCAATGTCAATAGTCTCGTCTGTGAATCCGGCTACGGCAAGTTCAACGATATACGTTGTATCACTTTCCTTAGTGATGTTATAAGGCGGATAGTTCGTTGCCTTATGTGTCTGTGGCATCTGCAATGCAGAAATGCGATCAAAGATTCTGTCAAATCCTACGGTGGTGAATGGGTCGTATTGTGTTTGCATATAAGTCATGTTATGACCTCCAATTAAGCAAGGGTTAAGTTATGAGTCCCCTAAGGCAACTCACGATTATTTATACGTATTGTATAAAGAATTCTTGTATTTTTACAATATGTTACAATTCAATCTAGAGAGGTACCAGCTGGGATATGTGATACGGATACTCTAAGATTGTCAGAATTCAGACTGTTTGCTGCATCGGAAAAACTATTTACTGCACCAAATGTCATCGCCGGGTCATACGACCGAAAGTTAAACTCGACAAAACTATCCAGATGTAGTATAAGCTGTTCCGGCAGCTGCTGTGTATAGAAGTCGAACTCCAACTGGATGTGCATTCTAGACTCCGGTTGATCCAAATCCACCAACTCGATCAGTCTTTTCCGCAGGAAGCGTGTCTGTGACGGTAAAGAGTACTTGCGCATTGGCAACGATTTCGCCTTGAGCGATACGATCACCGTCACGTATAACAAAAGCCTCATCTGGGTCAGATGTCTGTAGCAGCATAACAAAGGTCTGCTGTACATAGTCGGCATCAATGACACCCTCTGCATTTGCCAGAGTGATGCCATTCTTCCACGCAAGACCAGATCTAGGGTGAATCCGTAGGGACTGTTCTTCCGCCAAATCGAATACTAGTCCGGTTGGGATAAGCACTCGCTCGCCAAACCTAAGACTGATACCATCTTCGTAGACGACCTTACGCTTAACGTTATTGAAGTCCATAACAGTGACTTCATCGCCCACTCGGATGGATGCTCTGATATCGAAGCAAGCCGACCAATCGGTGGCATATGTTGGAAGATGTGCTTCATCAAAGAGCTTGTGTATATGTAGCTTGGGTTTCATCAATAGACCAAATGCATCCCATGTATCAAGTGACATAATATAGATTCCTATGTTATCGTTTTTTGCCAATAGAGTATTTGGCAATCAGTTCCCATTCGCCCTTCTCTTTATGAGGAAGAATCTTAATCTGAGACAGTGGGGCAAGTGGCTCTGCAATTGCTGCTGCGTCTACAGGTTTGACTAATTCCCACTCAGAAAGAAGTGCTGTGATAGTGTTTCGTCGTGCTTTATCTTCGATGGAGAAGTCGTTCGTTTTGCCGTCTAACATGAACAGTTCTTTGAAGTGTACGATGTAATATCTGCCTTGCTTATGCAGTATATGACAAGACTGAAACAGTTTCTGTTCTTTCTTAGAGGCAATACCAATTCGGGTTAAGGTTTCCTTTACCTTCAGAAAACTCTCTTCGCTTGGTAGAGTAACCTCGATGAGTTCATCTATTAAGTTCATTTTTTAATGCCACCCGTATCTAATCGCTGTTTTATAGTGTCTAACTCTTCACTAGACAACAAAGATAGGTAGTCTTGGGCGATAATCGTATTGCATTTATAATATTCGCACACCAAGTCAAGTCCTTCATCACTAGCACTTTTGACCCATTTCGCAAATCGCTTTTTGGGTCTAATGCTATTTATAAGACATTCGTATTGGGGGCGCTTATCCAAATGATGATATTGATTCATCAGGTTGGCGTGTAGAATGGTGTCTGGGAAGTACGATAGAGCCTTGTTAACAAGCCAAGGCTCGTATCCCTTCTCAGCCAACACATCGTTCTCACTATCACGCATCATATTCTTTTTAGTGCTATTAATCGACGTTAGATACTCAAATGGATTCGCCATACTCGACATCCTCTTCGTCATCACTATTGACATTATCTTTGTTCATAGAGTCCGAGCACTTCTTACATAGGTACGCAACACCTTCCCCATCCTGATACTTGTATCGTACTTCGGAAGGATTCTCACCAACAGCATCGGCGCAGATGAGGCATTCCTTTGGTGGAACTTTAGACTTGAATATACTCATTTCCAGTCGATCTCCGCCATGAGAGTAGCAAGGGCAGCAACTCGATTGATTTCAGTATTAGCGACGAATGCCTCTTTGTATTGGTAATCAGCGAGGATGATAATCGCTTCAGCAATACTCTGAGTTGTGCTGACCTTAGACGGCAGTACATCATATAACTGACGATAGAGTACGGCAGAGTCCACGTCAACATTCTCAGCTACCCACTTACGAGTCGCAGTAAAATCTTTGGCCTTCATTAGATCGATGAGACCGCTGATACTATCACCAGACTTGTTTGCTAGAATACCAGCATCAATACTACCAGTAGTAGCATAACGCTGTAGTTCATTAAGGACTCTGCGCCAATCGGGAAAATAAAGTTGTACAAGTTCTGCAACTGCTTTCTGATCATAAGTAACTCCTTCGCCATCCAAAATTCCGCACACTCGTTTGAAAAACTGAGATGCGAGCTTAGGCTTGTCAGCCCGGTCAATGCTAAACTCAATAACACTACATCGAGAGTGCAGTGGCTCAATGATCCTGTTCTTAAAGTTACAGGTCATGATAAAGCCACAGTTCTTCGAGAACTCCTCCATGAAGTTACGTAGTGCTGGTTGAGTCGAGTTTGGGTTCAGATAATCAGCTTCATCTAAGATAACGTACTTACGTCCACCCGTGAATGATACACTTGACGCAAAGTTTGATATCTCGTGTCGAAGTGTGTCGATATTACCATTCATAGAACCGTTGATTGTTATGTAATCCGATCCAATCTCTTCTAACATAGCCTTAGCAATAGTAGTCTTACCAATGCCAGCACGCCCACTTAATAGTAGATTGGGTACGTTCTTTTGATCGACGAACTGTTGGAAGGTCTTCTTTAGATCGGCAGGAAGGATGGTATCTTGAACTGTTTGAGGGCGGTATGCCTCAACCCAGATGAAGTTGTCCTGCTTAGAAACTGTCATAGTAACTCTCCATAATATAATAATGCGTAATGCCGTAATTCAGTCGTCAAGTATAACAGAAAGAGAAGGGGAAGTCAATCTTCCCCACTCTTATTTTGATCAGACAGCAGGTGCTTCTTCGGCCTCAGATGGCTCTTCTGGAGCGTTGTACATTGATGGTGGAAGATTGACTTCTTGGCCCTGCTCTTTAGCATGACGTAAGAACGCAATCAGTCGCTCCCGAACTGTACTGATTGTTACGAGTTCTTCGCCTTTGAATGCACCACGTTGAACTGTTACGTCAATAATTTGAACAGCGGACAAGATGTCATTGAGTGACAGACCTGGGCCCTGTTCTTGTTCTTGAGTTTCGCCTTCAACAGCTGTAGTTTTATCGGTCATAATGTGTTCTCCTGGGTTATTATAAAGTTGTAATTCTGGTTGTGTATCACTTGGACTCGATTGCTATCCAGTACTGGACTTTATCGGACTTAAAGTGTGCCATGCCCTTAGAGGATAACGTTACCACATAATCAGCATGTACTAGCTTTAGATTATCAGTCTTGATAACCATATTAAAGGGCACGGTGTCAACGCCTTCTGCAATGACGATCTCATACTTATCGGCAGTCGATGTCTTACTATCAACCGCTGACATTGAAATGGTCGTACCATCACTAACGAAAGCGACTTCTGGCAACTGTAGCACACCCGTAGCACGGATAACACTATCAATAGATGACCAGCTGACATTGATCGTAGCCTCTGGATCAGGAACAACGATGTCCTTATCTGGAGGTGATACAATCAAGGACTCAGAGGTATAGGTGTATTTGAGTTCGCTTTTACCGCCCTTAATGGTAAATCGATCTGTGCCAAATACTACCTCTGGATTCTCGAAAAGACTGAGGGTCGCCAAGAAACGGGACAAGTCATATACACCAGCTTGCTGATCTACATGCTCACCAATAGTTGCAGCGGCCATAACAGTCTTTTGCGGAGAGATTGTTCGAATGGTCGACCCAGCTTTGAATACGATGCTTGGGTTGATGTTCGAGAAGTTCTTAAGGATATTCAATGTATCGGTACTAAATTTCATACTATATTCACCTTTGGTTATATTAAAGAGTCACACTATCGCTACTATATAGTAGAATTATTATGGGGTAGTTCTGTTCTTAAACTCTTCGGCATTGTCGAGCTGCATATCTATCCAAATAGCACACTCTTTGGCAGAAAGTGTTAGATTGCCAGGTGGTGCCATACGATCATCTTCACCTATGCCTCGAACTACGGAAGCAGCTAACATCATCGATGATGCCATGATCATGCAGACTTGATCTAGTCCAGATCCACCATCACCGTCATCGAAGTTATGACCACGCTCAAAGTCATCAATGTGACGCTTCAGGCTATCAATCATCTGCTGCCAAGGTAGACCCTTCTCCCAGTTACGATTGCTATACTTATTAGCACCATATTCAAGCGCTGCTGCTCCTGCGGCAAGTGCCTCTAACGGCAACTGGCGCATATAGGGAACGTTCATTGCTTCTCGCATTGCGCCAGTGCTTGATGCATCATACTTGGCGTCGTAGTCGATATTGCCTGACGATGCGTACTTTATATTACCAGTCGAGTTATCATGCTTAACATTCATCGTGTAGTTTGCTCCAAGTCGTTTTCAGCTCTGTATATGGTCTGTAATCGTAAAACATCTGCTGCAACATCATGTGAACTATCGTGGGCAACGAAAGCGTTGTTCCAGTAAGTCTCATCAGCTAGCGGCACAAATCCACTCTTTGTGGTAAAGTTGAACTTCGCATCAATGTAAGTTCGTACATCACGTACTGTATAGAACTTCAAGAACTTATTCATCAACTCTTCTTTACCTACAGCTCGCATATTTCTAGATAAGATAACTGGGTCGAATGTGTTGCCTCGTGACCACCAGTAATTGATCTTACCTTGTTCGCTAAGATATGTTAGTATTGTACTACAAAACTCCTCCACTGTCAAGTCATCTGCCGAAGGTTTTAACTTATCTCGTGCAAGTTTAGGAAGCTTCTCCCACCATTCAACATCAACCTTATTGAAGGCACAGCCATACTCACGCATCTGCTCAAGGACGTTGACTTTCACTGTCTGGACGCTTGATACTATCTCTTCGAATGTATAAGGATCTGTTAAGAACCTATCCCAATCAAATGTGGTGTATGCCATATCAACTACAGGACAGACGAATACGTTTGCACCAATAGTCTCCATGTCGAATATGAAATCTCTCTTTGCCATTATATCTCCTTAAACCCTGCCATATCGACTTTGTATTTTTTGGAATCGACTAGCATTTGATCTCCCATCGAGGTCGAACGTAAGCCATACGTCTTACCAAGCCGAACTGGGAGATCCACTAGAACCGACACATTGGGATTGTAATCTAGATTCTTCACTAGAACTTTATCGTAGGTGAACTCGGCAGCCTGAGACCAGCTACCCCTAAGATTGTTAGTGACGTTATATGCATATTCCAGAGCATCGTCTATCGATCGAGACCCCGCATCAACTTTAGCTACGAGACGAGGAGTTTCTTCTAATGCGGAGTGTATAACGTTTACTATCATCTAGGCATCTCTCAATTGGTACTAATGTATTATACTAGGAGTTCACTGCTTTGTCAACCACATTTTTACATTTTTACGATATAAGCTTCTTTAGTTGGGTCTGCTCGAAGTGAAGCATCAACGTTGATCTTAGTTCCCTTGACTAGGGTGTAAGGCTTTCGGAAGGTACCGATATTAATCTCGGTGTAGTGACTACAGTTGAAGTAGTCGGTCATGATATCACTTTCGTCGAAGTACTTTGGGCCTCTCATTACGTCTCGAAGTTCGGTCAGGAAAGCTCGTGCGATGCCTTGGTAATGTTGGTTGATGAAATACTGATTCACTCGAAAGTACTCATCAGTTCTGCTGTTGCTAAAGTCAATCGCACCTTTTGTGACCTTGACTGACAACTGAGAGTAGTTTTTGACACTAATAGTGCCTTTCATGTCATACTTCTTAAGAACTGCTTTGATCGCAGGGGCTAGTTCAGATTTCATCTCTTGATTCATGTAAGCCATAATATATGTGTCTCTCTCGTTGGTTATGTATCTATTATATCATATTCAACCGCAGTGTCAACAACTATTTCACTTTAATTTCAAAAGATATAGGAGTGGGAGAGCAACTAGCCACCTCGCTAAAGACGTTCTGTAGTACGATGGTATCAGTCGCTTCGTCGAAACTTTCTGCGGCACCGAGCTTCTCTAACGCTCTGTACGCAAATTCCCAAGCGCTCTCTGCGCCGTCGAGCTGCGCTAACTTCACTGCGGCAGTAGATATGCGGGCGACCATTACGTTGCCCTGTTGGGTGTACATTCCGAAATCTGTGTTAAGTATCATTACAACTCTCTTTAGTCTCAATTAAGTATCTATTATAACACACTGGATGCTGGTGTCAACCCCTAAGCGTGCTTCCAGTCGAAATCTTCAACATATTTCATACCGTACTCGTTAGGCTCAGCATCAGCGCTTGGCTCAAAACCATCTCTAAACTTGAGCTTATTCACCTTGAATGGCGTGTAGTCTACGTGATGGTGCCAGCGACCGTATCGCCAGACAAGCCGAGCAACATCAGGGTGCATATCAACGAGCATTTGCGACTTATTGACTGTTCCTTCGGTATTGTAGCCTGTCTCTTTGAATCCCTCACTGTCGGCGTTCTCTGCATGATAGAACTCGGACGTATTACCACCAGCTACTGTCTGGGTGGCGCACTTGGCCTGAAGGAATGAGTTAAACTGCACACAAACGTCTCCATCCTTCATAACTCTCAGGCAGATGTCGGTATCTTCGTTGTAACGACCTCGCCATCTATGCTTACAGTCATTGCGAATGAGTAGAGTTGAATAGATTCGAGTATTAGCCACATACGGCGCATATTGCTGACTAGGGTCAATAAAGAACCGATACTGTGGCCCAGCGATATAGACATTAGAGTATCTCTCAACAAAGTCTTCCATTACCTGAAAGCCGACTCCGCTTTCGAACCGGACTCTAGAGTTGTTATGAAGTCGGTGGAAGTCTCCGATGTTATCATCCAATACCCAGTGACTCGTTGCACCCATACTAATAGAGTGATCCCATGCCCAGTTTCGAGCACGTCCTGGGCCATCGCCATGATTAGAAAATGGTGCCACCAGCAACGTGACGTAATCCCTAATGCTAAACGTATCTAGGGCTTTCTCATATGGCTCCAGATCTTGAGGCTCAATGACGATGTTATGTGGTATCTGCATACGAGACAACACTCTAGATGTGATCATAGACTCAGATCGACCCTTTGATACAATGTACATTGGGTGCTTAGGAAGCGTCCGGCCTTCGGGCTGAATCCAACGTAAGAGCAGATTCTTAATAACCTTCTGCTCTGGATACCACATACTCTTAGTCTTCTCGGTGATGGACTGTGGAATCTTAGCACAAAACTTCGCATAGCACTCTTCAGTGCGAAACTTTAATGTGATGACCCGAAACTTGATCTTCTCGTTCTGAACAAAGTTTGGCATATCTTTCCAATGGGCCATCCAGTTTAGTGTGTATGCTGAAGGCACATCGAGCGGGCCATTGCTGATACCACCCCTAGTGGGTATGAGCTTGTCTGCGTCAAATACCACAGGAGAGTCGTCTTCGTCTTTGAATAGACTGAGTGATGTATCATGCAAGGGATAATACGCCTCTTTCATATCACCTGGGAAGAATTGGTTGACGGCCGTACAGAATGCAGCCATGTCATCCTTTGTCCTGAAGTGTACATAAATCTCTTTCCAGACGCTAGATCGAACGACTCTGTTTGCCTTAGAGTTGTCCTGTAGAGCAACTGGTATGGGCTCATCAAAGAACCTATCGAGGCTCACGCTGTACTTATCGCCCTTTCTGGCTTCAGTGTCGATGTAGTTGTCGTAATCGCCACTTTCTTTAACTAGATCTCTATTCATCATCTAAATCCTCTTTCAACATTCAAAAACTTGTCTTTATAGTACGCCAGCAACTCAATACGCTTAGATTCGCTCGGAATTTCAAGCATCATCAAAGGACTCAAGTCTACATCGAACGAACTCTCTATCTCATGCACAACACAATCAGCATGAAGTATCGGTACACAGTTATTATGTAGGGATTCCACAAATCGGTATATTGAGAAGCAGCTGGAGTCATACGAGGGAAGCATCATGGTGTACTTCGACTTCGATACATAGTGTAGATACACATCCCTATCGACTAGCGTGTCCTCTCCAGTGAGATAGTTCTTACAGAATACGTTCACGTTAGTAAATCTGCTAGATAGGTCGGCGACATCAGCGCTATAGTCCTTGCGACCACTCATCTCAAGCACAGTGAACCCGAATGTGAAGTCATATGACTTATCGCTGGGATCATCGAACATCGAGGTCTTACCACTAAAGAAGTGTTGAATACTGTCCAGCCTAGAGGTATTATATCGACTATTATCATATCCATGATATAGATAGTAATTGTCTCGAGGTGCAACGTCTGGGTGAACTAGATCTAGTGACATTTCATTTGGGTCGAATGCCATCTCGTGAAGGGGAATACCATAGTCACGATGGGCTTTAAGCAGTGCTAACATGTTTATCAGCAGAGTGCCACATGACTGAAACTTAAGTTGTCCCCGATCCTTGGGGAATATGAAGTTACGTTTCGAGCCTCGGGTGAGACCAGATCTCCACAAATCAACTCCACCAATTAGATATAAGTTGTCATACATCCTAAGAGAGGTGACATCCAACTTATCATAGACTTCCATCCAGTCAGACATGTGCATAGCTTCATTCAGATAAAAGTCGCCAAATAGATTGCGGCTCTCGTTGATCCTGATATCAGCGTAGCTCTCAATGAACTGCTTAGTCTTATCAGTCTTCTTTGAAGATAGATAGTCGACTTGAGCAGAATGCGTCTGGATGATGCCCATGTGAGCAACGATGCCTTTGCCTTCACGTCCAGTTACGGATCGTGTTGTGAAGAATAGTCCTTTTGTCATGGTCGTACTCATAATATAATGGGTGTTCTATTTCGTAAATGGGTAGAAACGTGTACCGATGGTGCTTTTGCCAGATCGATCGTTTAAGTGTATCTCTAGTAGAGACCACGTATGAACCCAATCGTCGACAGAGATCGCAATATCGCCCCTAGCCAGAACCTCTAATGCTAGTTCACGATCATTACCTCCGGCATACATGTTATCGCCGTAGAAGTGTATTATATCATCATCAGAGAAGTCTGTCAAGACCTGTTTCTTACTAGAGTTCTTACGGGTGATATCTATGCCAGTATCGCCTGCAATCGCTATATCATACTCGTCGCCGTATGCGGTGGCCAACACATGAACCATATATGCCCTTTCCATGATTGCATTGTCCCATCGATAATAGTCGGCTCTCTGCTGAGTGGTAGCTCCTTTACCTAAAACAGAGAAGTTTATCAGACCAGGACGGCGATCCATATGATCTCCGGTACGGTGCTCAAATGCACTGTTCCGCTCAATATCTTCTAATGTACTAAGCATGTCTGCTGGGATATCCATAGAAGATGTGCGAATATTAACATCTTTCTCCCAAACATCATTACCAGCACACTGATAGACTCTAGTACACTTATTATACAGCTCCTCACCAAGCTGATCTATCGTGCGTTTTCTATCACTACCGGTCACTAGATATACGTCATGGCTATCACAAAACTTCGAGAACCACAAAGCAAACTCTGTGTTCATTCTACTGCGACTAGGAGTTAGTGTTCCATCAACATCGAATATATAGCGCTTGGTATTCATTTCAGTCATCCTCTGATAATAAAGCAATGCAATCTCTACCATAGACATCACGCTATGGTAAAGACATGTTTGATATTTATGACGCAATTCTACTAAAGTTCTTAACCTTCTCGAACCTGATTACGCTATGGAACTTGTCAAACAACTGATCACCCTTGTGGCTGATGATAAAGATATTGGAGTCCGTTGCCAGCTCTTCAATGATCTTGAGAAACTCTTCGGTGCCAGTGGAGTCCAGCGACGAGTCCATGATCTCATCCATAATCAACAGGTTAGTCGCCACAGAGTTACGCAATTTAGAGACAGCTCTCCATGTGAACAACAGAGCTAGATCTATACGCAACTTCTCACCTTCGGAGAATGATGCATACGAGAAATCGTCACGAAAGCGAGACTTGATGGTCTCATTGAAGTTCTCATCTAGCTCAAACTGTACAAAGAAGTCCATAGCAGACAGGTACTTACCAATCAACTTGTTCATCACGGGCACGTACTGCTTAATGATACGTGTCTTGATACCGCCATCCTTCAGCATAGCCGATACGATAGATAGAGTCTCTTTGTCATCAAACAGTTTAGTCTGACTATCATGATGCGCATTCAACTCACGTTCAAGCGCTATGATATCGTTATTGTCGATAGCAACCACTTCCTTTTCAGCGCCAGTCAGTTCATTCTTGATAGACTTGCATGAGGTCATAGACATCTTATGGTTACCCCTGTGCTCACTCACGTCTAGGTGCTTGGATGTGATAACAGACTCGATATCATCAATCTCAGCCAATCTAGTGTCGAGCTTTACACCTTTATGTCTAAGCTGCCCTCTTGCGGTGGTAATTTCTTCAGCTTTGGCGGAATGGGCGGTGATTGTTTCTTCTTTGAACTCGTGTTTGATGCCTTGTTTACAGGTTGGACAATTGTCGTTATCTTCATAGAATGATACTTCCGTAGTCAATAGTCGATGTTTAGCCACCAAGTCTCGGTCAATATCATTCAGTTCAGATATTCCCTTCTTGACGCCTGCTTTATCGAGTATACTTTCAGCCAACCCACCGATCTCGTCTAGCAATGCGTCTATAGCGACTTGCTCAGATTCAACGAATGCGATTTGCTCACGCAGTTTGTCTTTAAGACGGCCTACCTCGACCTCTTTCATCTTACGAATAGACTCGTTGTGCGTCTTAGAGGACTCGATCCTGTTCTTAAGAAGGTCTATCTGGTATTTGATATCAAGTATCTCAGACTTATTAATACTTAGCTTATCCTTAAGCAGTGTATTCATCACAGTGAAGATCTGGATATCAAGTAGATCTTCGATGACCTCACGGCGTTCACCGGCTTTCAACTGCATGAACGGTACGAACGTGCTCGAGCCTAGAACAACCACTTGACCAAACGACTTGTAGTTCAGTTTAAGGATGGTCTCTTCCAAGTATGTCTGGTAGTCTCGTGCGGCTGCATCTTGGTTAAGCAGAACGTCATTCTTCCAGATCTCAAAGATATTTGGCTTGATACCACGCTTGATCACATACCGCACTGTACTAATACTAAAGTATGCCTCAACCTCTAAACCCTTGGTATTGATAGAGTTTAGTAGCTGATTCTTATTGATCTTACGAAAGGGTTTGCCATACAAAGCAAACGTCAACGCATCCAGCATAGTCGACTTACCTGCGCCGTTCTCACCGACGATCAAGGTAGACTTACTTCGGTTTAGTTGTATCTCAGTCCAAGCATTTCCGGTTGACAGAATGTTCTTGTACTTAAGCTTTTCAAAAATTATCACAGATCAATCGCCTCTTGGTATAGATCATCAAGGATCTTCTCAACTCTGACCTTATCTCCAGTAAACTCCAGGTTCTGGACATACTGCTTTAAGATCGTTAGAGTGTCTTGTGCCTCGTCGACTAACTCGCTCTCATCAATCACATCTAGATTGGTGTGGTCTTCTACGACCCTGATATCAGATGGCGATGCAGCCTGTAATCGGTCTAAGAACAGGTCAAATAGGTATGGGTTACTCTTATTAGTAACTATAACTTTTATGAAGGTGTTTGTCAAGTCTTTTGTTTCATAGTTCGCAATATCTTCAATAGTCATGTCAGTATCATCATACATGATCTTATGGAACATCCTGAACGGGTTAACAACGTGAGTCACTTCACGAGTCTCTGTGTCAAAGATGTTGAAACCTCGACGTTGGTTATAATCCGACCAGTTCATCTCGTATGGTGCGCCGAGATATGTGATGTTGTCGATAGTGGAAGGATGGTGAAAGTGTCCAGAATACACAGCATCAAACTTGTTAAATACCTTCTTATCTAGACCATGATCGCATAGCTGACCTTTCATCATCTCAAAGCCTTGGAACTCAAAGTGGCCGAACAGTACTTGAGCGTCAGTCTCCTTGTACATCTCGAATGACTTCTCCCAGTTGTCAGCACATAGCCAAGGAGATAGCATGACCTTAAAGCCATCCATATCCAACTCAACAGGCTTCTCCCAGTAGATGTGTAGATTGCTATAAGCAGATGTGCCATACAGCTGCCGAAGGCTATTGACTTCATTAGTATTCTTAAAGAAAGTATCATGATTGCCTGCGATGATGTGTAGGTCTATACCTTCATCAGCACACACTTTCATGAAGTTCTCTTCGAGATTCTTGGCAGTAAGGAAGTTGATATACTTACGTCGATCAGTCACATCACCGAGGTGAAAGACTGTCTTGATACCTTGCTCTCGTAATGTCGGGAAGAACACTTCCTTATAGAACTTAATGAAGTAGTCAGCGAATGCAACGTTATCGCTTCTAGCTCCCCAGTGTGTGTCATTTATCACAGCAATCTTCATACTCTACTCCTCAATCTTGACTTCTGGGTCTAAGACAGCTTCGACCAGTGGCTCATCTTCAATGAACTTCTCTAATCCCTTCTTAGCTTTGACTTGCTGCTTCTTCTTATCATCCATACGCTTCTCATATGCCGTAACAAAGTCTGCCATATAGTCATTGTTTAGATCAATGAATCCACTGGTATCCGAAGATTCTTGTGTACTGTTATCATCATGCTCGACTGCATTACCAGATACGACTGAGTATTCGGTGACCTTGTGCTTGATGTACAACTGCTTCTTCTCTTTGTCGATACGGCGTAAGAACGCATACCAGATGATCTGGGTGAAGTATGCAAAGGGGTTACTAGACTTCTCTGGGTCAAAGTTACCTAGTGCTTGGATTGCGTTTTCTAGACCATCGCTGATCATCTCATCTTTATATGAGTAACCCGAGAAGTTGGGCTTTGATGCTAGACGGGTTGATATCTGAAAGATGCATTGACCGATGTAATTGGTGATCTGTGGCTTAGAATCACCTGAGTCCTCTGCCTCAATGCATATCTTCTTGTATGCTACGATAGCTGCCAGGAACTCGGGGTTGTTTACGTAATTGCGCTTTGCTTTAGCCATGATGTACTGCCTCACTTGATTTATGATCCATTATACAACAGTTATGGGGCTGTGTCAATGCTTTTTTGTGATATTAATGTGATTATTTCGTAGAAAGTGCTTGACAGGTTTAGAGGGGTATGGTATAATGGTTCTATAGCGTCACTAGTAATAGCTGTTGTTTAGTTAGAATCAATCTGGTTATTTCTTCGAAAGTGCTTGACAGCACAATCATTCTTCTGTATAATGTGCTTATCGCTTCTAATAATAATATCAATGTTTGATTGCATCACGAGACGCTATGATAGAAGCTAACATCTCTGACACTGCATCATCATCTTCGTACTCATCTCTAGACTTCTTAGTAGTAACTCCAGCCAATCTCTCCATAAACGACTCGTAGTACTCAATCGCTTTATCATTTGCTTCAGAGGTGTACAGTACGTCTTGCAGTAGTAATACAACATCAGTCTCAGCAGATAACAGCATCCAGCTCTTAGCAAAGAGACCATGCACTGGATGAATACGAATCTGGATTGGATTGTCGATATGAAGCATGTCAGTGTCTCTATCTAGCACACTGGCTACTAAGTCTTCCCCACTCTTCATCTTAATGTGAATCAACATAATCTACTCTATCCTTTGATGTTAACATTATATATACGATACTCAAACCCCTCATCATCGTATATGCTGACTCTTTCCATAAAGTGCTTAACTGCAAAGTTCTTCGTATTCTTCCATTGTAGATCATCAACTATGTCGTAAAGCGTAGCTTTACTGTTTCCCGTACTCTTACGCAGTACTCGTCCTATGGATTGTAAGTTCCGAATCTTCGACTTAGAAGGACTAGCAAAGATAATATTATCCAAGCGCTTAATGTTAACGCCAGTACTAAAGGTGCCATAACTAGCGAGAATGATATTATTATCACTAGACTCAGCCAGGTGACGCACCGATTCACGATCTTCAGCACTGATTGCACCGTGGATGAAATGAACGTTCTTACCCTCTTTCTGAAGCATAGGATGTAGTACTTTGCCATGCTTCTCAACGAACTGAAACAGAATGAGCGTATTGCCTTTGAGTGAATGAGCAAGATTCCTAATATACTTGTTTCTAGAATCATTCGTAACAATCCAATCAATCTCTTCTTGATAACTCTTACCCTTATTCAGCTTCCGTATTGCGTCTGGATACTGTAGCACAAGTGCTTTGATTCCAAACTCCGCTAAGGTGTTGTCCTCAATCAACTTCTTGGTCTTCGTAACCTCGAATACAGATCCAAACAACCCTTCTAGTACTAGCTTATTGGTTAATGATCCATCAAGTGTGCCTGTAAAGCCATATCGATATTTACAGTCATTCATCTTCTCTAACACTGACACCAGAGACTTCGACTTAAAGAGGTGAGCTTCATCACCAATAACGACATCGAACTTATCAAACCAATCTCTGCCTAACTTATATACTGACTGCCATGTAGTTACGGTGATAGCAGCATCTATGTTCTTATCTATTCCGCCTCTTATCTTATGTATATCAAGTGGATTCCCGTTATTGTACTCAATGAAGTCCGATGACATCTGCTCGACGAGTGACGTGGTTGGCACTACGATAAGCACTCTACGTTGGGCAGAATCTACGTGAAAACGTGTTAATAGGTAGATTATGAACGATTTACCTGATGCTGTAGGCGATAGTAGCAGAGATCTCTCGGTCTTTAAAGCGTGTACGACTGCGTTATTCTGGTAATCTCTTGGTACAAATGGCGATCCAAACTCTTTAGCTAGATCATATCCAGCCGTTTCTGGGATGTCGTTGTTCGGCATTACGCCAGAATCTATGGTTATTTCGTAGTCTCGTGTGTTGCAGAAGTTGACGATATGTGGCACCAGTCCAGCATATATCATACCTGTCATTGTATTGAACAGACGAATCTTGCCATCCCACACCTTATTTCGAACTGAAGGCATAAACTTAGCACCAGGTACTTCGAACTCGAAGTGGCCAGACATCTCCATCTTTATGCCGGGATCAGCTTGAACCCTAACATGAACATCGTCTATTCGCTCTACTAATACACTATCCATTATGCTCCCGTCCTAAACCTTTCCCAATCCACTATAGTTTTAAGCTGAAAGCCTCTGTTGCCAATCATTTTGATGATAGCTTCTAGGTACTCAACCTTCTGTTCTTGTGCGCCAACCTTTAGGGACTGTTCGATTAGATCATCATCAGCGTCCATGTATGATGGTATATCTTGGCGTAAAATCTTTAGTGGCTGTGGTGCCCACCCGAACTGCTTAAGCTCAGACACATCTAGCTCGCCTCGATAGTACTCTGTCTTGAGTTTGAAGAATTTCTTGTACTCGGTCTTCATCTTACGCAGGAGATAACCTTCTCCCATGTAGATCTTGAAATACTTGTTGTGTAGTTTTGGGATGTTGGCAGACTCGTTAGATACGTTGATCTGATCAACTGTACCGTCTTTGTCCCATTCTGCGATGATATCTTCTAGTTTCATTCATAATCTCCATAATTTAGGTACGTTCTATCAATTCAATTTGGTCGTTTACACTACAATGTCATACGAAGTATACTTGAAGACTATCTCGAAAGTTGGAGGAGTGACATCTGTACCAGTTGTATTGAGCTGCATGGAGCCAACCGATACTGGAAACAGGTCTTTGAACTTTATACTCACGTTACCATTCTTATTACTATTTAGTATGATCAAAGTACCATCTGTTTTGAGTCCGGTCTTAGTACTTGCCGCCGCTTTATACTGATCATAACTCTCTGGCTTAGTGATCGATACTAACCAATCAGATATCTCACGATATGATACCATATCCTCATCACATACAATGCTTACGTTAAAGTCGTCGTATGATAGCTTGTCGCCTGGCTCAAATAGAGCTTTGAAAGGAGTTGCTCTTTCGGTGACACCAGAGGCTATACCTGGGATATTGGCAGACTGGATAAAAAATTCTACATTAGGTAATCGATCAAGTATCAACTTGAACTCGATTGGAGATAGAAAATTTACATTAGTAGGCATTGTACTTCCTCGAACAAAGTGGTATTCTACTATTTATACAGACAAAAAAAAGAGGCTCCTTTCGGAACCTCAATAGTCTATAACAGTGTTGGGGTTTTACCCCCAATCTTATTATTTACAGCAGGTTGGTTACTGCGGTACGACGGTAGTAAACGTTGCTGTTAGCTGTAACTGCGCCGTTACCGACAGCAGAGCCTTGAGCGAACGGGTTAGCAACCATACCATAGCGAGTCTTAAAGCCAAGCTTAGATTGGAAGCTGTTCTCGCCAACTGCACGAACCATTTGCAATGGAACGTAAGGGCAATAGAACAAACCAGCGTCAAAAGTGCTAGAACCTTTGTAGCCGACTACCATGTAGTTAGCGCCTGCATAGGGATCGATATACACTTTGAAACGACCGTTCAGAACACCAGCAAATGTATTGCCTGTGTCATCTGGGTTCAAGTTGTTGCTGTTCAAAGCAGGAGTATAATCGAGAACGCCAGCCATCTGAAGTGCAGAAGCAACGTCAGAAGAACATACGATCAAGTTGCCTTTGCCACGACGAGTGTCTTTAGCAATTTGGTTGGCTTCTTTTTCGATTTGGAACATCAAGCCTTTGAACTTCTCTACAGACCAGCGACCATTGGCATCAACGTCTAAGTTGAAAGTACCGTTGGAGGCAACGCCACCTTGTGAACCAGCGACAGCAGTAGCGTACACAGTACGAATCACTTCACGGTTGATTTCAGCAAGCAGCTCAGCAGACAACATGTTAGCCAATTCAGTTTCAGCATCCAGACCGTGGATAGCTTTAAGATCTTGGGCAAGTTCAGTTGTGTATTCAGCTTTCAGAGCACGAGACTTAGCAGTAACTGCTACTTTCTCGATAGAGAAAGACATCTGAGCGAACTCAGCACCAGTGCCATCGCCAAGAGCTTCAGCAGTTGCTGTTGCCATGCCAGTACCAGTAGTCTCGCCACCAGTGCCTAAAGCACCAGCATGAGCACCAGCGCCAGAAACGTCGGTCAATGCTTCGCCGTAGAATGCTTCTGGCTTACCAGCTTCATCTTCGTACTTAGAACGCATTGCAAAGATCAAGCCTGTAGGGCCAGTCATTGGTTGAACACCAGCGATATCATATGCAACCAAGTTAGGCATTGCACGGCGTACCAAAGAAATCAGTACGGGATCGTAGTTAGCTACATCAGCTGAAGAGTTGGCAGGAGCCGCTTCTAGCAAAGACTGAGGAGTATAAGTTTCGCCATTACGCATAGCGGTTTCGGTGTTCTCTAGCAGAGTTGCAGTAACAGCAGCTCGGTGAGAGTTTTGGATGCCAGGAAGAGCGGTATGCTCTAAGATTGGCTTCCACTTGTTCATCAGTTCTTCATTTCTCATTTGTGGTTCTCCTTTTTTGAGATTTTACTAGTATTATTTATACAAAAACTATTTTGCTGCATGACGACCAAGGGTTTCGGCGTAACGAGCAATCATCGGGTTTTCAATCGATGCTGCTGGCTTCACGTCTTCCGCAATTTCTTCTTGTAGAAGATCAGTCTCGTCTTCCACTACAGGAGCTGATTCAGCGAAGTAGTTGTTACGAATAGCAACCAACTTTCGGCTATAATCTTCTACTGTGTCGAAAGAGACACCTTCTGAGAGAACCCGCAATTTATCTGATTGTGTATCAGTTAAAGCCTCAGAAATTCCTTTGAATGCAATTTCAAGATCAGATGCTGTCTTAGCTTCACGAACTTCGATTAATTGCTCAACGATCTCATTGTATTTAGTAGAAGACTCTTCGAGTTTAGCTTCTAAATTTGCAACGTGATCGACTTGCTCTTCATCGATTTCCATGTTATGCTCAGTAACAAGACCTTTAATTCCAGCTAACAGTGATTCAGCGACTTCGACTTTCATGGTGCTTTCGACCTGAACCTTGTTGTCATCCATCCAACTCTCTACTATATAGTCAAGATAGGAATCAACTTTTTCTACTAACTCTTCCACAGCAACATCGACTTGCTCCTGTAGATCACGCTCAAACTTCTCTTCAAGTTCAACTTTTTCAGCAAGAACTTTTTCGTGTACTGCGGCCTCGAAGATTGCGACTGTCTGCTCTTTAAAGTCTTCAGATAATTCTGAACCTTCAAACATACGGTCAACAGCTTCTTTCAAGCCTGTGTTGTTTTTACCTTGAGGCGTCTTAACATCATCTTCGATGTCATCGGCTGTAGCGTCAGCGGCTTTTTTTACATCGCCCTTTCGCTTCTTAACAGCACCGCCAGTTGGAATCACAGCATCAGCTGCGACCGAATCTTCACCAGTGGCTTGCGCCTCTTCCAGGTCTAGACTCGTTTCTAGTTTATCACTCATCGACTTCTCCTTTTTAATGTAAGTGTATTCATTCAGTATTATTTATAAAAATCATGTCTTTGACAAAGATCTTACAAACTTTTCAAAAAGAGCGGCTGCTTTGAACTCTAGCTCTTTCGTAGAGACTTTTGCTGACTTTTTGATCTCTTCTTCAATCTGGTCAAAAGCTTGCGCTGCTGCCCAAGAGGATGAAGCTACATCGTATACCCATTCAACGCCTTCCATAACACCTTTAACGAATGCGTCTGGAGCAGAAGGATCGGCAACAATATCTCCGGCAGTTGCAAGCATAAAGTCGCTCTGCACTTCCATGATACCATCTTTGTTCTGTTTAATTGAACCCATTCCTCGTGAAGATATACCAACTAGGCAGCCTTCATCGATAAGATTTTTAACGATCTTACCCATGGGAGTTTCCATGATCTTAGCACGACCAACGATATTTGACCCTTCTTGTCTCAACTCTGTGAACATGTGTGAAACACGATCTAAGTTGATAGTTGGACCCGCTGGATGTCCTAATTCGCCATACGCACGATTCTTCATTACGTATGTCTCATTGTAACGCTTCATCTCTTTAGCAAGAACACTTGATGGATATACTCGTCCATTACGGTTCTTGATATCACCTTGCATGATGATACCTTCGATGAAATAATTCTTTCCTTTGCCGTCTT